AACCAGATGATTGTATAGATTTCAAATACTATTTGTAATTAAAAAAAGTAAGGATCTAAACTTTAGGTATGGTTATAATATTATATATCTTTATTCTTATTAATTAATAGGATAGAAGCGGTTTGAATTATACATTATTAATAGTTTGATCATTATGATTTTCATTAATTTGGGTAAGCCAATCAGTTATATTTTGTGTAATTTTATCGATTGATTCATTATTTTTAGTTTTTTGGTTAGCTTCGCCGAAAAAGTCAGCTAATAATTGACAATTGACTAAAAGATCTGCAATTTTTCCATTTCTTTCGATTGTTCCTATGAGTTTTGCTGGATTTTTGAAAGATTTTCCACAATATTCAAAATTAATTTTTTCAGTTGCGTTGGTTCCTATATAGGATCCTAAAACTTGAATATTTGCTCCTAATATTGAATTTGCAAGAAATTGGGGTAATTGTGTGCTATTACCGGTTAATATTTTTTTTCTAATTAAGAAGCTTATTCTTTTTTTATCTTTATCATTAAATTGTCCATCTTTGTTATTTTCAATAATATTTTCGATTTCTTTAAGTTCTTCATTAATTGAAATATCATTATGTTTTAATTTTTTTTTGATTTCATTATAAATAAAATAGGTTGGTAAAATTGAGAATAAAATACAAATGATTAGAATAATTTTTTTCATTTTACTTTCTTAAATAAAATATTAAAATTTCGAATCTTAATTTTAAAAAAAAATATTAATTGGATAAAAATATATAAAATTATTTTTTGATGATGAATGAAATGAAAGATAAATATAAATATATAGACGATAAATTAGCTGAAGAATTAGCTGAAAAATATGGAACACCATTACAAGTATATGATGAAGATTTAATAAGAAAAAATACAAGAAATTTTTTTAAAAAAATGAGAAATAATTTAAAAAATTTTCAACAATTTTATGCAGTTAAAGCTTTACCTAATCCGGCAATATTAAAAATATTATTGGATGAAGGATGTTATATGGATTGTTCGTCGACAAGCGAATTATATATTGCAAAGAAATTAGGGGTGAAGGGGGAAAATATTATGTTTACATCTAATTATACTTCTAAAAAGGATTTGAAAATAGCTTTAAATCAAGGGGTAATTATAAATTTGGATGATGTAAGTTTGATAGATGATTTGTATAATATAGAAGATAGGTTTCCTGAATTGATTAGTTTCAGATTGAATCCGGGAGAGGGACATACAGATTCAAAAACAAGATCAAATATTTTAGGAGGACCGGAAGCAAAATTTGGAATTCCTCCAGATCAAATTATGATGGCATATAGGAAATCGAAGATGTATGGTGCAAAAAAATTTGGTATACATATGATGACAGGATCATGTATTATGGATGAAAATTATTATTATCAGACAGTAATGATAATTATAGATACAATGTTAAAGATAAGTGAGGAGTTAGATATTCATTTTGATTTTATCAATTTGGGTGGTGGTTTGGGAATACCTTACAGACCTGAGGAAGAAAATATAAATCTTGATAATATATCAAAAATGTTAAATAATTTATTAATAAATAAATTAAAAAATACTAAATATTCGAATGGGAATTTAAAAATATATATGGAGAATGGAAGATATATGACAGGTCCATATGGATGGTTAATTAGCAGATGTCATGTAATAAAAAATACGTATGAAAAATATTATGGATTGGATGCATGTATGTCGAATTTGATGAGACCTGGTATGTATGGTTCATATCATCATATAACAATTTGTAATAAGGATATTAGGAGAGATAAATTATCTTTTGCAAATGTAGTAGGAACATTATGTGAAAACAATGATTGGTTTGCAAAAAGTAGAAAATTGCCGGATGCTAAAGTTGGAGATTTATTTATAATACATGATACAGGAGCACATTCACATTCGATGGGTTTTCAATATAATGGTAAATTGCGAAGCAAAGAAATTTTATTATACAATGATAAAAAGAATAACGTGATAATAAGAGAAGGAGAAAAGATAGAAGATTTATATAAAAATACAATTATTCCACATCATTTAAGGATGGAGTAACTACTGGTGAGATAATAATTATTTTTGAATATATAATCTTTTATAAATTCTCTTTCAAGATACATTTTAGATTTGGGTGTATATAGAAGATCAGTAATAAAATGAATATTATAATTCTTTTGTTGAATAAATGAAAAATCATTTTTGAAGATAGGATAAATGGAGTTACCGAAATGAAATCCGATAATATAAATTTTGTTCGGTTGTATATGAATAAATAATTTTTGTAGGAAGGATAAAGAAGAATAGTGATAATTTATATTTGTTGGATGATAATGTATTGGTAATAAATTAAATTGATTAGATATGTGATCGTGATGTTTAAAAATGACAGATAGATAATTATTCTTATTTTTTTTTTGCCATGTTTGTAATAATTCAAAGACAGATGGTATAATTTGTTGACCGCTAGAATGAATGACACATTTTTTTTTTGAAATCATGATTTGTTTGATATTTAATTTTTTAAGATTTGTATAAATGTAATGATGATCATAAAGTGATGGTTGATATTTTTTTTTTAAAATATCTTGTAATGAGATAATAATATTTGGTTTTGGATGGTTTTGATTTTGATCGGTCCAGAATTCTGGATGAGAAATATGTTTAAATGGAAAGGAATCAAGAACAACAAATATGTTTGTAATATTTTGGTTATGAATTAATAATTTTTGTAATCTATTTGTAAAATATAAAATTTTATTTTGATTTATTTCATTATGATTTTTATTATTTAAATAATCATTTTGTGGATGGAAAATGACAATAGATTCATTTATTTTTTTTTTGTTTGAAAAAATATTGTAATTTTGAATTATATTTGGGTATTTAAGAGGCTTTTGGTAAGATTTAATAAAAAAATTAACAAAATATGAGGAAAAATAATTGAATATGGAGTTAAGTAAAGATAAGAATATTTGATAATTATTTTGTGGCATTTTTATTTATTTATTGTATATATTTTTATTACTTAAAATAATTTTTTAGTTACATACCATAATAGTGATAATTAATAAATTGTTGTTTTAAATTATTTATAAGATTTAATTTAGATTGACAGATGTCGCAAAATACAAATGAGAATACAAATCGTTTTTCTCCTTTTTTAAGAGGTGTTACTTGATGTAAAATTTTGTCACCTTGGAATAAAATGAGTGAGTTTTCTGGATTTTTGATAGAATATATTTTATTATCAACTTTATATTTGAATAGAGATGAAGAAAGAGAGTCATTATTTTGGTTTCTATTATACATTGTATAGATACCTGCCCATCTATTTCCAATATATTGGTTAGAGTCTTGATGCCATTTGATGTAATCTCCTTCATTTTCATAAAATATGAGAGAAATTTTGTTGGTATCCAGAGCTGGAACAAATTGTATATTTAGGTTTGTTTTTTTTTTTATTTGATATAGGATATCGGTGCTGGTTAAAAGTTGAATAATGGGTTTTAATTCTCCGGAGAGTAATGTATGATAATCTATAGCGGATCCTTTGCGATAAATATCATATGAAGAATTTCTTTTACTATTATTTTTTTTTTTGAATTGGATGATTGAATTTTTAATATATAAAAAAATCTTTTTGGGTAAAAAATTTTGGATTATATAAATATTTTTGTGATTAATATTTTGGTCTTTAATAGAATTACCTAAAGTCTGTATATAATTTAAATATTTTATGTAAAATATTAATATGAAAATGATAATAATAATTAAAAATATTAAAAAAAAATGACTAAAATGATAAAATTTCATAATAAAATCAATATATATAATATTATTTGATAATTTATTTGTGAAATTTAAAATATATTTAATATTTAGTATGAATAAAATAATAATAATAGGCGGAGGTATATCCTCATTAACATTTGCTTATTTAATGACAAAACATAAAATAAAAAGTAATATTCATATAATTGAAAAAACTGATCGATTAGGAGGGAGAATTTTAACAGAAAAAATAAAAGATGATTACATTGATTCGGGTGCATTTAGATTTAATGATACACATGAGTCATTAATTAAGATGATAAAAGAATTAAACTTAATGGATCAGATAGAAGAGTTACCTAATGTAAAAAAGTATTTCTTGATGGATGAGTTTGTAAAAATTCCAATAAAAAAATTTAAAAATATTTTGGAGGATGCTTATCATGATAAAAATAGCAAAAATTATTCTGTTGAGGAATATTTATCGACTAGAATGACGACAAAGGATTATTATAAATTAAAAATATTTTATAATTATGAAGAAATATTTCCGCGTAAAAATATGTATGATTTTGCGAGATCTATAGTAAATTATAATACAAAAAAATATTATCATTTTTCGAAAGGCTATGAAACGATAATTTTAGCATTATATGATATTTTAAAAAAAAATAGTAATATTCATTTTCATTTTAGTGAAAAAATCAAATCAATTATGATGAATAAGAATAATAAAAATAATTTCATTGTTAGTTCATCATTGGGTAAAAAATATTATTGCAACAGACTTATTTTGGCGATACCAAAAAAGAATTTGTTACAAATGGAGGGATTAGAAGATATGTTACCATTGATACAGTCTGTGAGATCATTAACATTGAATAGAATTTATGCTAAATTTGAAAGCATAGATTGGTTTGGAAAAAATAATTTCCATACAGATTTGCCCATACAACAGATAAATATAGTTAATTTTGAAAAAAAGATTATAATGATATCTTATTCATCTGATGGTACAGCTTTTGATTTTGTGAATTCGGAAATTCATTCATCTAAAGATTATAATTTATTATGGTATAGGATAAAAAAATATTTGGAAAGAATTTTAAACTCAAAAGTTAAAAGAGAAAAAAAAAAAATAATTCCAGATCCGATTTGGATTAAAGAAAATTATTGGGCAACGGCGACATATCATTGGAATCCAAATTATAATTCTAAAGATATATCTAATAAATTATTAAAACCATATAAGGATGTGGATTTACATATTATAGGAAGTGCCTATTCCAGAGTACAAGGATGGTCGGAAGGTGCAATTGAATCAGCAAATAATTTATATGATTTAATTTTTAAGAAAGGAAATCGAGGAATAGATGATAATAATGAAAATTATTATTCGGAAGAAGAAGTATCTAAACATAATAGTGAAGATGATGCTTGGATAATTTTATTTAACAATGTTTATGATGTTACAAGATGGATAGATTTGCATCCGGGAGGTCCAATAATAAAAAAATTTCTTGGAAAGGATGCGACTAAGATTTTTTTAGGAGTGAAGCATTCAATGAATTCATATCAAATATTAATGAAATACAAGATTGGTAAATTAAAAAAAAATGAATGTAATAATAGATTATAATTTCTAATAATAATATAGAGGTAGGATGTTTAATGATGTTTTTATTGGATTAATCACAATAAATGGGGAACCATATAAATCGAGATCAAAAATAGCTGTTAGAAATATCAATAAAAAATTAAAAATACCAATAAAAAAAATAAATGTATTTAGTTTTAAAAAAAGAAAGGTGGATGGTATTTATGTTGATTTGGATTTGTTATCAAATCATCGTGAAGTAATGAATATGGCATTGGAGAAAAAATACAAATATTGCATGATTTTTGAGGATGATGTTGATTTTATAAATAATGCTGATAAAATTCTTAGAAAAAATTTAGAGTTTGCAAAATATAGATTTCAAAATTGGGGAGTATTATATTTAGGATGTAAAACACATACTCCAATATTTAAGATAAAACATAATTTATATAAGACTTTTTGGGCAGCTGAAACACATGCTTTTATAATTAAAGATTGGTGTATGAGAAGTATATTAAATAAAATTCCCAAAGATAGGAATAATATTAATGATAAATGTACGATTAGATTAAATTGGATGAATGATTCTCCATCAACATTATGTGCAATGGATGGTCCTTTATATATACCATTTTGTGATCCAATAATGATATATCCTTCAATTTCTTATCAGAGTGTTTGTTGTAGATGGGATAAAATATTTTTAAATAGGGATTGTAATAGTAAATATATTGAGGATCAAACGAATAGGTTATATAAAAATATTTTTTATGTTATTTTATTTTTATTTTTTTTATTATTATGCTGTATTTATTTCAATTATAAATATTTTGGTATTATATTGTTAATATTGATTATAATTTTATGTTTTCCGACAAATTTATCCATTGCATATTTGTATTATCATAAAATCTCGACTTAGATTTTATTTTTTTTTAGAATTAATGTAGCTGGTTTTTTAACAGTTTCTAATAGACTATGTTTTTCCATAGATCGGAGATCTTTATGTTTCATAGGAACAAGCATGCCTCCACCAAATCCAAATAAATAAAACATAATTAGATAAGAAATTAGACCAATTAAAAATGTATTAACGAATAAAATTATTGGTTTTAATAGTTTAAAATATTTACCAGATGAAAATTTAATTTTGAAGATTAATGTATCTTTATTTTTTTCTTGATTATATAGAAAATCATGAGTGTAAACTGCACCCATAGTAGTTAAGGATAAAATGATAGAAGATAAAATGAATGCTTTAATAAAAGTATTTGCTCTAAAATTAAAGATAGGATGAATTATTTTTTTATTCATATTTGGAATCATATGAAAAAAAAATAATTAAAATATTTTTTTTTTTATCTTATAAATAACAAATAATATAATAAAAATGAGAAATTGTATGATATTTTTTATTTCAATATTTTTTTCAATAATAGGAAGTTTTGCAATTGGAAAACCTAAGCCATAATCTAAAGGAATATTTTGGTTTATAAAATATTTATGCGTTTTTGTTGTATTTAGATTTACTTGTGTTGATCCACTATCTTTGATAGAAACCGTAAAAAGTTTTTTATTGGGTTCCCTATAAATTTTAAGATTTTTATTAAAATTTTGTTGAATATCAATATGATATTTTATATTTTCGTTAGACATTTTTAATTGTCCGTTTTTTGATATGAGATAGCTAGCTGCGCTACCAGAGAATATTTTAGATTTTAATGATTTATATTTATGACCTGAATCATGAAAACCAATACAGTGTAATCTAATAATATCCCAATTAGGATAATGAGAAGACTTTGCAATTTCAATAATTTCATCATATAATTGATTTTTTAATGGTTTAATATCATCTTCTAAAATAAGTGCGAAAGGATGGGGATCATTTTTATATATATAATTTGAAAGTTGAATGTGAGATAGAGCGATAGCAATTGCTGATTTAGGTAAAAAATTTCTTGTTATAAAGTTGGTTTTTTGTTGTACGAGAGATGTTGGTAATATTTTGTAATCAATTGCTTTAAATTTTTTTAATTTATGATAAATATCACTATGTTTAAAATTATTTTTTATATTTTTTAATCTATTGGTGGATCGATCTAGATTAATAATATAGACATTAAATGTTATATTTTTGAATTTTTTATTTATTTTTTGTTTTAGCATATTATTTTCAGATAGATTTGAATTATAGTATAGGCTATTTAGGATATCATAATAGTGGAAAAGATGATAATATTTTTTTTTTTTTTTAAAATAGAAAATCAATAAAATTTTAGTAAAAATTTTATCTGAGTTCATTATTATTAATGTGGAAGTAGATATTAACGAAAGAAAGAACGCATCTTAGATTTTTTTTTTTTAAATTTTAGAAATAAATTTTTTCTTTTATTTTAATTAATGTATAATAGTTTAGTATTTGAGGGAGGAGGTGTGAAGGGAATTTCGTATCTTGGAGTTGTTAAATATTTAGAGGAGAATAAAATAATTGATTCGATTGTTAATTATGCGGGATCTAGTGCTGGATCTCATATTGCAACCTTATTATCAATAGGTTATAAATTTGATGAATTGGAAGATATTTTTTTTGAAATTCCATTAAATATTTTTCAGAGTAGTAGATGTGGAATTATAAGAGATTTAATTTATTTTTTTAAACAATATGGTTATTATGATGGTTCTACTATTGAATCATATTTTGATAAAATAATAAAAAATAAATTGGGTAAAGCAAAATGCACATTTTTGGAAGCATTTAAGATTACGAACAATCATTTAAAAATAAGTGGTACATGTTTAGAAACAAGAGAAACAATAATATTTGATTACATAAATTATCCTAATATGCCCATATCTAAAGCTGTACATATATCATCAGCTATTCCTTTTTTTTACAAACCAGTTAAATTTATGGAAATGACTTTTGTAGATGGGGGATGTTTAAATAATTTTCCGATTGATGTTTTTAATAATGATACATGTTCAACATTAGGTATAGAGTTGGTTAGTAGCCAAGAGATGAATGATCAGCAAATTGAAAATTTCAAAGATTTTACGATGGCTTTGGTTAATACTATGCATAGAAAGGCAAATAAAAAATATGATTTATGTGAAAGAGAAAATATTAAAATAATTACCATTAATGTGGGAGAAATAAGTGCTACTGATTTTAATATTAGTTATGAGGAAAAAAATGATCTAATTAAAGATGGATACAATACAATAAAAAGTTTAATGGATGAAATATGATAAAAATCCCGAATTTAAAAATTCTTTAAGTTCATTCATTTCATCCTTATGTAGATTTTGATCGTAGAGATCCAGGGTTTCTTGAAAACTAGGATTTAGATTATGAATTAATTTTATTTTTTGTAGAAATCGTTGCGAATAATTTTTATCTTTATAAGATTGTTCAGATTTATTTTCTAAAATATTTTTGTCAGAAAAGTTATCAAGAATTAATTCAACTGCATTGAATAATATGATTTCGAACATAAGTTTATTATAGATTTGTTTATAAATTGTATTTCCTTCAAATTCCCATAGTAGTTCATTTAATTCTTTTGGCAATTTAGATATAAATTTATATAGATTGTTAGATTTAATTTCATTTGGATTTTGGTTGTGAGATATTTTTGTATTAAGTTCCATTTACTTATATTTTTAATAAATAATATAATATTCACTTTATATTATTTAAAAGAATAATTTTTTTTTTTGTTGTTAAATTTTTTTTTTATTATCATGTTTTATTAGAAATGTCAATTAAGGAAATCAATTATTATTTTTTAAATAATTTTCATTTTTTAAAATTATATTTAATGCCGAATGATTTATATAAGCTAGAAAACAAATTAGGAAACAAGGATATTTTAAAATGTAAGAGTTGTGGTCTATGTATTGATAGAGATACTAACGGAGCTCGAAATATACTTATCAAACATTTAAAATAGAT